AAATTAAAACAGAACAGAACAGAACAGAAAAGACAAGCACAGCACAGCAAAGCAAATTCAAGCAATTACAATCTTAGCAACTCACAAACTTTCCACTTAAATTCAGAACCTTTTTTTAACGAAATGGCTTTCGTTTGCAAGAACTCTGAATGCAGGTACGGATGTTTTAGAGGAGAAGGATTCAGTAAACGCTATATCAAACTGAGTTTTCCTCGTGGAACTTGTGACCTCTGCGGTTCCTTCTTTGTCTCAAAGGAGGAAGCACTGGAGAATGCAGCAAACTTACAGAAGCTTGCTGCAAAGCTATGTGCTGGTCCCGCTGCCTACGGAGGCAGGGCGCCAGCTGTGGCGCGACAGGAAGTGGTGGAGCAAGCTGAAACTGAGGGGCTAGTTATAAAACCCCAACCAAAAGAACAGATTCCTACTGAAAAGATGGAATCGACTGAACAGGAAGCACTGCCGTCTACTGAGTACGCGCCGGTAGGGCAGGATCCGGTATCTACCCCGGAAGTTGTTGAGGTGGTTCACATAGCTAAACTCAAGGCTCCGGTATCCGCGACACCTGTGCACGAAAGTTCCGCAAAGGTATTCCTCGGTGCCGATCGTTCAGTTAAGCCAGCACGGAAGGTTTGGGTACCTAAAGTGCAAAGACTTGAATGTAAGGCTGTGCAAGAAATTGCAAAAGCTGACCCATTCACAAACCCACAGTTTTTCTTTGGCAGTTTAACACAATTTGTGGTGGATAACCAAGAAAAACAACAAATTACAAAACCAATTGCAGCAAAACGTATGAATTTATTCAAAAACTGCAAGAAGGTTACAGTGCATAGCGCTAAGAAAGTTGTGGTAGCGCAAAGCGTTGATTTTCCAGCTGAACAAATCATTCTCACGAAAATCAACGCAAACCAAGACAATGAGGTTATCACGAAAATCGTTAAACATGATTGCGACCAAGTGTGTGATGAGAGATCAAAACCAATTTGGAAGCAACCACATAAAAGAGTGAAACCCAACATCATTCACTGCAAAAATGAACGAATTATCGAGAATCTCATGGCATTCACGCAAAATATTATGAAGAAACGAGACATTAATGTTTGTGTTATTGGTAGGCGACCGGCCTACTTTAATGCACATGTTAGGTCCAATAGAAAGGAATATTTTGCCATGACTAATCATCAAATTGGGAAATTCAAACGCACGGATCTACCAAATGAAAAGATAATAAACGATTTCGTGAGATTAGCAGCTGAGAAGAACCATGCTTTTACTCCAATCGATGAAAAAGATATCACTTTTGGTGATAGTGGTTTAATAATACATCACGATCGTTTGAATGGTAGATTTGAAAAACATGGTTCAGGGGCATTGGTTGTTAGAGGGAGAGAGTCCCAGCTAGTTGATGCACGCAGTGAGTTAACACCGCATAGAATTCAAGGAATAGAGCACTATTCTAAAGCGTTAGAACAGAGAGGTGCTCTTTTCTGGGATTCTTTAAATGCAAATTCCACTAAGTACAAAAAGAAAGATGTTGATCACAATTGTGAAAATACATATGATATTGAAGAGAGTGGGTTGTATTTAACACTGTTAATTCAAATGTTGCAACCATGTGGGAAGATTGGTTGCGAAGATTGTCATAAAAAGTTATCTCAGATGTCAGCTGATGAACTAAGCAAAGCAGTGGTAAACGAACAATTGATGCAAGCAGCACAAACAAAGCTTAAGGGCTACAGAAGAGAAAGCTTGAACAATCTAGCACAAATAATTCATCAAAAATGTTCGAGTATTGCAGTGGACTTTGATATAGTAAGGAGCATAACGCTTGCAACAAATGGAAAAACTCAAAGTCCTTTCACGCATATTCAAAGAGTTGCTGATGAACTAATTAGAGCTGAGAATGGAAATGAAGGATTGTCGCACTTACTTGAAATTACAAGATGGATAATCAACAAATTGAAACAAAGTAAGGAATTGCCTTTGCAATTCAAGAACAAAATTTCAAGTAAGGCGCACGCAAATTTCGCTCTCTTGTGCGACAACCAGTTGAATCAAAATGGTGTATTCCAATGGGGAGAGCGTGGTGTGCATGCAAAGCGTTTCTTTTCAAGATACCACGACATAATCACTTCAAGTGCTGAGTATGAAAAGTACAAGGTTCGCAAACACGTACGAGGAGAAAGGTGCTTAGCAATTAAAAATCTACTGGTATCATCAGACTTCAACCAACTTAGGAAGTCACTGAAGGGTGAACAAATAGCATTCACAACAATTGGAGAACAATGCTTCACAAGACTAAATGGTGAATATCTTTACAATTGTTGTTGTGTGACCCTTGACAATGGTCAACCACTACTGTCAAATCTTAAATTACCAACACAAAATCATCTCGTCATTGGTAACACAGGTGATTCAAAACTCATTGAATTACCCGAAATACCGGAAGGAGGAATGTACATTGCCAAAGAAGGATACTGTTACATCAACATCTTTTTGGCAATGCTGGTAAACATACAAGAAGAAAATGCAAAAGATTTCACTAAGCGAGTCAGGGATTCCATCATAGAGAAGCTTGGCAAGTGGCCGACAATGAAGGATGTAGCCACAGCATGTTACTACATAGCAGCATACTTCCCATCCGTGAGAACAGCTGAGCTACCAAGGATTTTCATAGACCATGAAAACAAAACAATGCACGTCATCGACGCTTTTGGATCTATGAACACTGGATATCACATACTGAAGGCTGGAACAGTCGAACAGCTGTTTCAATTTGCAAGTGATGACAATACTGGAGAACTCCAAAACTATAATGTGGGCGGAGACTACTGGTATCCACAAAATTTCAATTGTTCACTCAAGGAAATGGAAGAAATTGAAGCTGAGTATGAAAGAGAAAGAAGATCGTTCCACTCACAAGCTAGTGCCATTGAGGATGATATAAATATCGCTGAGGAGGAAGAAGAAGCATTCAGCGAATGTGAAAACTTCGAAGTTGAAAACCGCGAAATTGAGGAAATTTCAGACAGCTCGACAAGTGAGGGCAATGCTACGCCAAGTGGACAATACAGACAACAATTCAGAGACACATGGGAAGAGCAACGGAGACAACTTTTATCAGCAGAAGCTGAAAATGAAACTACTGAACGACAAATAGAATCTGAAGAACTTCATGAAATGTATAACAATCCAAATGAAAGACCACAAACTGAAATTGAAGTTTTTCGGATCTTAATGAAAGCAGTTTTCAACAAGGAGAAGTTCGAAAAGTTGATAAAGAAGGAACCCTATATTTTGTTAATTGCATTGATTTCACCAAGTGCAATGCGTCTTTTATATAAAGATGGATTGCTAACGCAAGCAATTAATATGATGATGGGATTGGATGAGGAAATGGCTAGTTTGATAACATACATTCATCAACTGAGCAGAAACGTCACCATGGCAGAAGCATTTGACACAAAAATGCATATCATTTCTATGGCGTCTCAAAACATCCTTGATAAGATAGATGCAGTGCCACAAGGTAGCCAGATTTATAAAACAATTCATGCAATGCTACATGTGTCAATGGTACGACATCAAGCAGATTATACACTGGCGCAAAATGGATTCTTCTTGAACATGGATGGCATCTATGAGAAAAAAGAAGACTTTTGCGTTCAAATCATAAACGAATGTTGGTCAGAGCTAACATTATATCAAAAGCTATCTTATTCTTGGCAAAGGCGCAATTCAGAGAAACTTGGTATCGATTCACGTGTAGACGAAAGATTCACAACTTCGAGAGAAACATGGAATGGTTATATTTCTACGCGTTTAAAGGCGAGCGCAAATGGAACGAAAACATATGCAAAAACTTGTTTGGCTCGTGTTCAGAATAAATATCAAACGGCGAAACAACGTTTCCTCACATCAACAATTGTAACTGCTTACAATTGTTTACCTGAAGTTATTAAAGTTGTGAATGTGTTGATAATTACCAAGATGCTCATTGAAATTTACAAAAGTGTCGGAGGAATGCTTAAACACATGCGAGAAATGAAAGAACAAGCAAAAGCATTCGAGGAAGAACAAATATGGAGAAGATTAATGATTCAGCATAAAGTTCTATCCAAAGAATTGGGTGAGGATCCAACGGAGGAAGAATTTATAAATCATTTAAAGCGCGTTGACCCAATGCTCGCAGATTATATGGAGAAATATTATGCAATTGATGTTTCATTCCAAGCAGGGACTCCATCAACACGAAAGTTGGAAAGTGCAATCGCAGCAACTGCTTTAGTGATGGTGATCTTTGATTCAAATCGTTGCGATGTTTTAATCAAAATACTCAATAAACTCAAAACAATATTCGCGGCACTAAACTTTGGTGTTCGATTTGAAGCGCTCGATGATATTCTCCAATCAGACACAGACAACAATTTAACAGTTGATTTTGAAATCACTACAAATGAAAGGTCTGATACTCCACGACTACAAATAACTTTCAATGAGTTCTGGCAGAATCAAATGAGTTGTGGTCGAACAGTTCCACACTACAGGAGCAATGGGACGTTTATAGAGTTCAGCAGAGACAAGCTTCACACTATTGCACACACAATTGACAACATTGAAGACACGGATCTGATCATTCGCGGAGCAGTTGGCTCTGGAAAATCAACTGGGATTCCAAGCTCTCTGATGTTACGTGGTGCTGTATTGTTGATAGAACCAACGAGACCACTCACTGAAAATGTTGCAAAGCAGCTCATGGGAGCACCATTTCATCTCAGTCCAACGGTAATGATGCGTGGGAAAGTGACATTTGGTTCGTCACCTATCACCGTGATGACGACAGGATACGCACTTCACTACCTGGCCAATAACATAAATCGAATAAACAACTTCAAATATATAATGTTCGATGGGTGTCATGTGATGGATGCCAATGCAATGGCATTGTACTGCTTGCTCAAAGATAATGGAATGTTTAAAGGAAAAATACTCAAAGTGTCAGCAACACCACCTGGGCGAGAATCTGAATTCACGACTCAATTTCCTGTAACGCTGAATGTTGAAACTGCACTATCCTTTGACGAATTTGTTGATGTTCAAGGCACGAGTTCTAATGCTTGTGTAACAAGCAAAGGAGATAATATCTTAGTGTACGTCGCAAGCTACAATGATGTTGACACTCTGAGCAGAAAATTAACCTCGAAGGGATTCAAGGTTACTAAGGTTGATGGAAGGACAATGAGATTAGGTGCGACTGAAATAGTAACTGAAGGAACACAAGATAGAAAGCACTTCATTGTGGCAACAAACATCATAGAAAATGGCGTTACACTAAATATTGATGTTGTTGTAGACTTTGGGATGAAGGTTACAGCACAACTGGATGCTGATAACCGAATGATGAACTTCACACGAGTCCCAATAACGTTTGGAGAAAGAATACAAAGAATGGGAAGAGTAGGAAGGATAAAGAATGGACATTGTCTCAAGATTGGGCACACAGAGAAAGGTTTACCAGAGATACCTCAGTCAATCGCAACAGAGGCCGCATTCTATAGTTTTGTTTATGATTTACCAGTCATGACTGGAAATGTCGTGACTAGTTCACTTGGAAATTGTACGAGAATGCAAGCAAAAACAATGTCACAATTCGAGTTACCTATCTTCTACACTCTTGAACTTGTCAAGGAAAATGGAGCAATGCATCCTGAGATATACAAGCATTTGAAGAAATATGTGTTGAGAGATACACAAATATCACTGGAGAAAACGGCATTGCCATTTAGTGGGATTTCAAGATGGCTCACTATCAATCAGTACAACAGGTTAGGGGCACACGTCACTACGGAAATTGAGGGAATGAGAATTCCCTTTTATACAAACAATGTGCCAGACAAGCTGAATGAAAGTATTTGGGACACATGCTTGAAGTACAAATCTGATGTCACAATCAGAGGTATCACAACATCCCAAGCACACAAGATAGCACTTGTTCTACAGACTGACGTTGCATCTATACCACGAACTGTTGGGATTATTGAAAAACTCATCGAGCATGAAAATGTGAAACATAACGCATACAATATGTTCAATAGTTGTGCTAATGGTGCAACTTTGAGCAGCCTCGAAAACATAATTTCATGCATCAGGAGCAGATATCTAATAGACCACTACAAGGAAAACATAGAAATTTTGAATCGAGCACGATCACAAATACTCGAATTCAAAAATTTGAACGTGGATGTTGATAAAATCGATGTAATACAAGCATATCCATATTTATCAACTGTTGAATTTCAAGGTGAAGACGAAGTTGCCCAAAACTTAAATCTTAAAGGAAAATTTGACAAATTAAAAATTGCAACAGATGTGTTGCTTGGAATAGGAACTCTTGTTGGCGGCTCACTAATGTTATGGCAAATTTGTAGTGAGCAGTTTAATAAGCCAGTTGAATTCCAAGGATGGAAAAGAAAAGAACGTCAAATTAGATTCAAGAAAGCTAAGGGAATGCAAGAAATGAAGATGGTTTGGGGTGATGATGAAACTATGCAATCAAATTTTGGAGAAGCTTACACATCCAAAGAAAAACGTAAAGGAAAAACTCACGGGATGGGAAGGAAAGAGAATAGATTTTATTATATCTATGGATTTGATCCATCAGATTATGATACGATTCGTTTTCTTGACCCACTCACTGGAGCAACAGTAGACATCGATACTTATGTATTGGATGTTGTGTCAGCTGGGGAACAACTCAGAGAAATCAGAAATAAAATGATTGCATCAGAAGAAATTGATCCACAGATGGATATGGCAAACAAACGAATTAAAGCATATGTCATTAAAACTGGAGCAAAAATCGCATTGGAGCTGGATCTTACACCTCACAATCCTTTCTTAGTGCAGAGACAACATGACACTATTGCTGGGTATCCAGACAAAGAAGGTCAATTACGTCAAACAGGGATGGCCAGACAGGTTGATATATCATGTGTTCCTAAACCACATAAACCAGTGATAGAAGATGTTGTTTTTGAAAGCAAAGCAGTAAAACTTGGTCCGAGGAGTTACACTCCACAGGCTGAGATGATTGTCATGATAAATGCTTTTAGGGAAGGAGGGATGTACACCATACACGGTATAGGGTATGGACCCTATATTCTGACGAATAGCCACTTCTTCCAACACGAACACACATCAATGGTCGTACACACACTCCATGGAAAGTTCACAGTTGAAGATATGAAAACGCTCAGCATTCTGAAATTGCCTGAAAGAGATCTTGCCATTATAAGGATGCCAAAAGACTTTCCACCATTCTCAAGACGATTGCAATTCAGATATCCAGTTGAGAATGAAAATATCCTTCTGCTTAAAGCAAATTTCAATGAAAGAATCATAACACCTGCTGTTTCAGAAGTCTGTGGAACAAATCAATATCAAAACACTCACTTTTGGAAACACACAATTTCAACAAAACTTGGATACTGCGGTCTACCTTTAGTAGCAACTAAAGACGGTGAGGTCGTCGGAATACACAGCCTTGGAGGTCCATCCACTGGTGAAAATTATTACGTATCCATGCCGAGCAAGCTGATTGAAAATTTCATCGATAGAGCCGAACTTCATGAATGGACACACACTTGGATGTACAATCCTGAAACGATTAGTTGGGGAAATTTACGACTACAGGATAGTACACCTGGTGGGATGTTCAAAGTCACAAAAGCTATTGGGGAATTACTAAATCTTGTTACAATGCAAGGTTTAAGTGTTCCTGAATATACATGGTTGACAAAACATATCGGAGGGAATTTGAAATTAGTTGGAACATGTCCAGGACAATTAATCACGAAACATGTAGTTAAGGGCAAGGACCCTCTATTCCAAACATTTTTGAGCTTGGATTCTGAATCTAAAGCTTTCTTTGAACCATTATGTGGTCATTATGGAAAGAGCAACTTGAACAAAGCAGCATGTGTGAAAGATTTCACAAAGTACTCATCGGACATAATTGTTGGAAATGTTAAAACAGATGTATTTGAAGAAGCGTTTGAAAATTCATATGAAATCTTAGTGAATTCAGGAATTATTGAATGTGATTACGTGAATGATACACAAGCTATATTCGATAGCTTGAATATGAAAGCAGCAGTTGGGACTTTGTATGGTGGAAAGAAGAAAGATTACTTTGCAGATTTTTCAGAAGAAGACAAAGCACAAATTATTATGGAAAGCTGTGAAAGATTATACTATGGCAAACTTGGTATTTGGAACTGTTCATTAAAAGCGGAACTTCGTTGCAGAGAGAAAATTGAAGCAAACAAGACAAGAACTTTTACTGCTGCACCGCTAGAAACCTTACTTGGTGGAAAAGTGTGTGTAGATGATTTCAACAATCAGTTCTACGAATGCAACTTGAAAGGACCATGGACAGTTGGAATTTCTAAATTTTATGGTGGATGGAACAAAATGTTAAACAAGCTACCAGATAATTGGATTTATTGTGATGCTGATGGTTCCAGGTTTGATAGCTCATTAACTCCATACTTAATTAATGCCGTCTTACGCATGCGATTACGATTTATGGAACCTTGGGATATTGGCGAGAGAATGCTCAGAAATCTATACACAGAAATTACATACACACCAATTGCAACTCCAGACGGAAGTGTGATAAAGAAGTTCAAGGGAAACAACAGTGGACAGCCTTCCACAGTTGTTGATAACACAATGATGGTGATGTTTACAATGCAGTACGCTCTGTTGCGTACAGGCATACAGTTTCAAAATCAGGATGAGAAGATTGTTTACCTTGCAAACGGAGATGATTTACTTATAGCAGTTCACCCTGATTGTGTGCATATCCTTGATGAATTTGAGAAGATCTTCAAAGAACTTGGGTTAAATTATGATTTCTCATCAAGGACGAAAAACAAAGAAGAGGTTTGGTTTATGTCGCATCGAGGAAAACTAATAAATGGGATGTACATACCAAAACTTGAAATGGAAAGAATTGTGGCAATTCTGGAATGGGACAGAAGCACAATGCCAGAAAATAGACTGGAAGCAATTTGTGCAGCCATGATAGAAGCATGGGGATATGATGAATTGATCATGCATATCAGAAAATTCTACAAATGGGTTTTAGATCAATATCCTTATGCTGATCTAGTGAAACAGGGTAAAGCGCCTTACTTGGCAGAAACAGCGCTATTGAAATTGTACACAAATGTGGATGCAAATGAACAACAAATTGAAAATTATGTCAAAGCATTTGGAGATCTACATGATACAAACCCTGTAATAAATGTTCGGTTTGAAGGAGATAGTGAGGATGCTGCAAGACTCACTAGAAGTAATAGAGACAAAGATGTTACAGCAGGAACTAGTGGAACATTTACAGTGCCACGAATGAAAGCAATGTCAACAAAAATGAAATTGCCAAAGTTTGGAGGTAATGCTGTTATGAATTTGGAACATCTTTTAATCTACAAACCAGAACAAGAAAAACTGTTCAACACCATTGCAACTCAACAACAATTTGAATATTGGTACGAAAATTTGAAGGCAGCATACGATAAGAACGACGAGGAAATGAAAATTATCTTGAACGGGCTTATGGTGTGGTGTATTGAGAATGGAACGTCCCCTGATCTTAGTGGGAATTGGGTCATGATGGATGGTGATGAACAAGTGGAATTTCCTTTGATTCCAGTGCTTAAATATGCACAGCCAACATTTAGACAAATTATGGCACATTTCAGTGACGCAGCCGAAGCGTACATTGTAATGAGAAATGCAAAGGAACCATACATGCCCAGGTATGGTATTCGGCGAAACTTAACCGATAGGAACTTGGCGAGGACGGCATTCGATTTTCATATAAGTAAATCAGACACCTCGACACGTGCCAGAGAGGCTTCGATCCAAATGAAGGCAGCTGCAGTGAAGGGCAAACCACGCAGACTGTTTGGACTAGACGCGAACGTCGGAGCGAATGAAGAGAACACAGAAAGGCACACATCTGATGATGTGAATGAAACGATGCACAACTTAAATGGTGTGCGAATTTAAACCTTTCAATTACATGAACAAGCTATTAATATATAGTATTAAGTATTTTGTTTCAGTATCGTGTGTTTCGGAGTGAGCTTCTCACGTGTAAGCACACACTAGTATTTAGTTAATGCAAGTGTGGGCCTCCCACCGTCTATTTGCAATGCTTGTTATTGTAGTTCGTCGTATACTTCTTTCGGGAAAAAGGCATAACTGAGTGTGGTCTCACCACGAGGGTTTTGTCAGGTTTCCATTCACTCTTTTGTTTGTATGTTTAGCATCATGAACTTAGTGTGGGTTTCCCACGTGTGAATGGTGTTGGCATATATGCAAAATGTTTGTGAGACAAAAAAAAAAAAAAAAAAAA